TGGAGTCTCCGCACATCAGGCGGTGGTTACCAAGTTGGTAAATATCCCCCAATTTGGTCTTTGGTTCTTCAGGAACATCAGGAACGGCATCCTCATCGGTCAAGCCTTCCACCACTTCAGGCTCAAGCAGGGCGTTTAGCTCTTTTGGGTCAAATCCAAGGATTTCTAAAGCAAACCCGTCTGCCATCAGGTCGTTCAACTCAATCGTGAGCATTTCATTGTCCCACCCTGCGTTAAGCGCCAGGCGGTTGTCGGCAATGATGTAAGCCTTCTTTTGGGTTTCTGTCAGCCCGACCAACTCAATCGTTGGGACTTCTTCATGCCCTAACTTTCTGGCAGCGGCTAACCTTCCGTGGCCAGCAATAATGCCATTATCCCCATCGGTAAGGATTGGGTTAGTCCAGCCAAACTCTTTTATGCTTGCAGCTATCTGAGCAACTTGTTCGTCAGAATGTGTGCGTGAATTCCTTGCGTAAGGAATCAAATCTGTGACTTTGCGCCACACTAGTTTTCTATCCATTTACCAATTCCTCTCGGCTCGTTGGTTTAAAACTTTATTCTACCACTTAACTTTATCTGCCCAAAATGCTGCGCTCATCTTACCCTTGGCGATGTTGTCGGCGTGTCTAGCCTTGAAAGACTTTCTACGGGCTTTATCAGCCTCGCTTTCGCCTTTCTTTGGTGGGCTACCTGTCACGCCTTGCTGTCCAAATCGAATCAATCTAACAGTCTCACCTTCCTTCGCAAGAACCGCATGGCTCTTGGTTGGGTGATTAGGTGTTCTCTTGGGTTTGTTGTAACCAGAGAATGATTCGTTTCCTCGCTTCATGCTAGTTTCTCAACAGGGATAAAGACATTATCAGACCACACTCTCTCAGCGAAAAAGTAGCCCATTCGTTGAATCATTATAGCGATTTCGGCGTCATTCATGCCATTTTTGGCTAGTTTCTTCTGCTCAATAATGATAATCGGGCGGCTACGCATAATCGTATTTCTTGCCCCCCTGAGTGCGTTTTCCTCAAAGCCTTCCACATCCAACTGGATTAGGTCAGGACTTAGATTCAGGCTGTCAATGGTCATCATCGGGATACCCTCTTGGGTTTCCTCAATCTGGAGCGCACCAGCATTAGCCCCGCCATCTCCCTCAACCATCTTACAAAAACCCTCTTTGTCAGAGAGTCCAGCTTTGTAAATCTCTACATTCTCATTGCTGACATTTCGCTTAAAGCACTCAAAGTTAACATCGTCAGGCTCAAAAGTCACCACCTTGGAAAAAAGTTCGGCGTAAATCTTTGACCAAACCCCACAGTTTCCACCAGCGTGAATCACCAGACCTCGGTGCGGAACCCATTTAACCAAATCAGGGATAGCTTGCATCTCAACAGGAATCCACTTCCAAGCCTCAACATCAGACTTGGGCCACCACCAGCCATCACGATTTTCAATTAAATCTTCCATTCTTCTTGCCTTTCATAACCTCTAGTTGAACCCCAAAATTGGGTAGCGAAACAATGCCCATTTCCCTCATACCTGTAACCAGAAAAATGGTCTCTGGTGAAATAGTGGGAAGGGTAGATTGTCAGGGGATATTCGGTCTCGTGATAGACCTCAGTTATGTGCATCGGCCCTGTCTCAATCCATGCCCTATCTTTTAGGGTTTCTTTCTTTCTGAGGCGCTCAATACACTCACCAAAGAACGGATTTTCAGGAACAGACCCCATTACGCTGACATTTATTAGGCCAGGTCTACGGGTTTCCTGCTCCCAATGGGCAAAAGCATCAGGCTTTAGTAACCAATCTTCTAAAGGAGAAAGGCAGACAGAATCAGCGTCTAGCGTGATTCCACCTTCGTTATATAGGATTTCGTACCGCATCAAGTCAGCCACTCCGCAGAGTTCTCGGCTTTCTTGAATGTGCTTGGCATTGAACCACTTGTTCCCTCTGAGGGCATCGTTCCCCCAAATCTTGACCTCGTAGTCAGGATTGAGGGTTTTCCAAGTGTTTATGCAATGGTCTGGGCGCTTGGTTTCGTCACCAATCCAGACAAAGTGAAGTTTTTTAGAAATCACTTTTTGGCGGTTTTTGCAGCTTCATTGAAGGCTTTAGCCGTGGGAGCGCCCTTAGTGCCAGGCTTTCTCATCCGTTCAGGTGTCTTACCTGCGGCTTTCTGTTTCTCAATACGCTCACGCTTCGCAGCGATGTTGGCATAGAGACCCTTCATTTTTTAGCCTTGTTCTTAGCTGTGCGCTGACCACGCATCGGCATCTTAGCCTCTGACATGGCGATGGCAATAGCTTGTTTTGGGTTGCTTACTTTCTGGCCTGAAGATGATTTCAGTTTGCCAGATTTGTATTCACCCATGACTTTGCCGATTTTCTTTTGAGATTTACTCATCATCATATTCAGCCTCTTTCATAACGGGAGCCTTTTCCCAAGCCTTGCAGACTCGTAGATTATGGCAAATGAACTCAAATTTATGGCAGTAACCACGACCACCACCATCAGCATCAAACTCGTCTTGAGGCACGACTTCCATCGCCTCTAAAGTGTCTGGTTGGTCATCGAAATACTCGCAGTTAGCGCACAGGCGGCGCTTTGCTTGGTCAGGGGAAATGCGCCATACATTCGCCAAACCACGCCAGAACTCTGAGTTTGGAGCGTCAACCTTGACAGGGCCGAGCATCTGTGTCTCAACCAATGTGTCACGGGTTTTTGCGTTTGATTCGGTAGTCAGACCTTCGATAACGGGCTTTTCTGCCTCGATTTCTTCAATCTCAATTTTAATTTCGGCAGCAGGGGCCAAGAGTCCAGCCATATAAGCCTTTCAGGGTTTTATCCCATTCTACAAAAAAAGAGGCAGTCCGTAAACCGCCTAAATGTTGGCAACTGCTCAGATTCCCAACACGGATAAGGACTGTAAAACCAGAATATTCGGCAAACATCCTCTGGTGAGATGCGTCAAAGTCACGATTCAACTCGTGTCTCTGCCTAATTCCCAATCCCCATGCGTGTTGGGGGTAGCGCCAACTACCCACCAACTGTTTCTACAACATAGTCGTTTCAACGCTTAAATTTTAACCTCATCAGGCCACAAATCAAGCTCTATCAATCTCTCAATCGTCTTTCTGTGGGCTTTTTCCCACATATCTATCCGTTCCTCTTTTGTGAGTTTTGAACCTTGGTCAAGGATAAAGTGGCATCGGATACACAAAGCCGCTGTGTACTCATCGCTTGCCTTCACGCCTCGGCCTTTACCATGTATCAGACGATTAGAGTGAGCCGCTTGGGTTGAGCCTTCTAGTCCGCAATGCTGACAGGCCAAAGACGCAACATTCTTTAAATGCTTCTTTGAACGGAAATATTTGAACTTAGGTATCATTTTTTAATCAACTTAGACCAAATAAAACCGCCAATTACTTTAGACGCAAATTGCATTGCAACGATTTCAGGCATCAGACCACCAAAAGCGATTGTCGGGAAAGTCAAAGAATCCACAGCAGCTCCAGCCAAGTTTGAGCCTGTTGTGCGTTTTTCCCAAGATTTTTCTTTTAGTTTTTGGTAAACAAAGGAATCAGCAACCATTGACAAAGTAAAAGCAACCACACTAGCAATTGCAATCTGACCAGACGCAGGATTTAACAAGTAGCTGACAGCGCCAGCAATCACAATCAATCCACCAATCTTTATTGGATTTCCATTCCATTTGTCGTGTAGTTTGTCTCTAAGCGTCAGGTCTAAACCAATCAAAACAAAAGAATTTACTACGCTAAACCACGGGCCAATCGTGGCAACCAAAAGGTTAGCAGCCACCAATGCAAAAATGTAAATAATTGGATAAATCACAGTAAAAGTCCTTGTTCAACTTGATGGAAACCCCAAACAGCAGGGGCATTGTGAGATTCAATTCTTGAGCGCATTACGGCAGCCCTCATTTCTTTTGTTGGCGGCAAATAGTTGCCAACCTTCCAATTGTTATCTATTCCTATGTTTCGACCAATATTTGTGCTGTCAGCAGATGCAAATGGCAATTTAGTAAAAATAGCAGGGTCAAGCATCCTCAAACCATGAAGTTTGCACATTGGTCTACCCATCTCATCGCACAAAATCCTCATGGCTTGCCCTATTCTTGACCACCACGCCTGGCTTCCGACTGTTGCAAACTCACCAGAACTGCCAATGCAAACCCTGACATAAGTGTTCGCCAACTGCTCTAATACTTTTTTAAGATTAAGCGCCCAATCGTAAAAAGCATCCCAATCTTTTACTGGATTCCCACTTTTCCAAGCTGAGAACGCACCATTATCAATTGCAAACGACTGACAAAGTTCAATTGCAATAGAAAGTTGGTCAGGATGGGCAAACGACACAAACGAATGACCAGCATCAACGGCTTTGGCGGCGGCTGTGGCAGGAGTTATTGGCATACCATGATAATGAATCATTTTGCTCTTATCTTTCTAGCTAACCAGTTTGATTGAGTTGTTGCGGAATAATGAACAGCATTTATTCGTTCTTCTTCACAAAGCCTTGCACATTCTTCACGCTCACGCTCTGCTACCAGTTTGGCAAAGTCTATAAGCGCATCCATGTAAATGCCATCACGATTATTTGTGTTTACAAGTTTGCATTTAATTGCAAAACGGATAATGTCATCTTTTGTCATAAACCACCCCAAAAGTTAGATTTGTAGTCTTTCCACCTAATTCCACGCTTTATCTCCCACACGACCCGTTTAGAGACCCCATAGCGCTCTGCAAGTGCTTTCTGGGTGTCAGGGCTTAACCGAATTAAATTAGCCTTCTCTACGCTCAATTTGCCCCGTTTACGGCTGCTTTCTGAAATCTTTGCCGCCCTCACAGGATTTGAGGCATAAGACTTGTCCATTTTCTCGGCTAAGACCTTTCGGCTAACCGCCCTCATGTGTCCTTCAGCCAAGCAGAGTTTGTTTTTGCAGATTGTGGTGTAAACATCCCCTTTGCGCTTTGACTTTCCGTAGTGAATCCCGATAACTGTTCTGACATTCCAAGTCTTTTGCGAAAACCGAATGGTCGGATAGCCGTTGTGGTTCAGGGTGGATTTCCAAATCAGGCAGTCTCCATCTTCTTCAGTTCTGCTTAACAGGCGCTGAAGTGAGGGCATTAATCGCTCGGTTGAGGGTTTGTGGTGGGATTCTTGTCCATTGTTCTTGACAGATTTCGAGGGCGTTGTCGATTGTGATTGTGTACTCTCGTTTCCACTTGAATCCTGATTCTGAGCATCGTAAAAGAATGTGTCCTGCACTTTTTAGCTTTCTATATTCAACTGAGTCTGTCTGCTTGAGTTCTTCTAAACAAGTCATCATTGCATAGACGGGAAGGGAAGTAGCGACCATCTCGCTTGAGGCATCTTCACCATCGTCTAAAAGGAATATTGAGATTCTGTGGCTTGTTATTGATTCTTTGAGTTTCTGCTTGGCAATCGCTCTGGCAATAGGATTCATGCCAGTATTGCGATTTACTTTCGTGACAAACTTCATTTGTATTTTTCAATGTGCTTGATGAGAATTTCTGTTGCGGCAGCTAAGATTTTGAAAATCAAAACAAACAAAGCACCGAAAATGAAATATTGAATATCGCTCATGTTTTCTCCGTAAAAGTGATTCCGTTATTTGCACCCCAAGAATGTAGCCATTCAACAAACTCGCTTGCTTGTTCTTTTGTGAAGTTGCGGGTTTGAAAGCCAAGTTGCACGATTCCATCACCAGAAAGATTTGGAATTACTTTGCTTCCTGTCAATCCTGTATCTTTGCAAAATTGGTCTACCAACAGTCGTTTCCAATCTTCAGCAATCCACTTAGCGCCTAAGTGTTGTGCTTGCTTTGCTATCTCGCCAATCATTGCGTGATACTTTTCTTCTTGCTCACGGCTTTTGTTGATAGGCTTAATCTCAAGCGATAACTGTTTACCGCCTTTGATAGCTTCTTTGACTTTAGGCCAAAGAGACTGCATCAGAGATGTTGCTTGTTCTGGTGTTCTTAATTCGTATCTCACTTGACCACTCCAATCATTCGTAAAGCTGCTTCAGGGCCATCAATGCGGCAGAGAGTTCCACCGCACCACTTCTCAAAAAACTCTGTCTGTAATTTTGTCAGTTTTTTCTTTGAATCTGTCTTAACCTCAACTAAAAAAGTCTTATTGTTGTATCCAACCAACAAATCCACAGGCAATCCGATAATCCACACATAAGCGCCAGCCGCCCTCAAAGCAGAAACAATCTGGTCTTGGTTTGCGTCTACCCTAGCGGCGTATCTCATAAACAAACCTCACAGTTTATTTTTTGGCAGACTCCGAGTTCGTCACAAGTTCTTTTTTTAACCTGTTCATTAACATAGTTTTCAAGCGCCAAAAACATTTCATTAGCATTTTCTGTTGAAGCATTACGATAATTAAATGCGTACCAATGTAAACTGTTTTCTTCTTTCGGTGTGTCTTGTACTGTCAAAACATATTCAATTTCTATCATGACTTCACCTCGTAATCTAAACCAAGTTCTCTTGCGTTATCTGCCTTTTTATCTAATGCTAACTGTCTTTTTTGCCACTCTACACCAGCATCATGCCCATAATTCCAACCCATCTCAATTAGGTCTAATTCTTCTTTTGAGTATGCCTTTTTTCTATGCTCACCTGTTTCTAAAAACCTGCCATTTGACCAATCTTCAAAAGTTTTATAAATCATTTTTGACCTTTCAATTTGTTCATGCGCTGCCTCAAATCCAAAGTAGCGGACTCGCCTCTGATTCTCCGCAAGTCCTCTAATACGCCCATCCACCATGCAAGCGCTTTTCTTGAGCCTAGAGTCGATTTCTTCTGTGCGTAGCGGTTCAGCCATTCTTTTGCTTCGCAGTTTTTCAGGTGTTCTAAGTCCATTTTTATAAATCATGCTCTACCCCTTAAAAGTTCAGCAATCTTGGCCTGAACCTCAGAGTTTGGTTTAACAGCCTTCTTTGCATCTTCCTCAATCTTGCGTAGGGCAGCGTCATGGTTGGCAGGTGTTGGGGTAGTCTGGTGGATAACATCCTGATAACTAGTCTTTTTGGCTACCCAATCAGCTTCAAAACCGACCCATTGCTTTAAACAACAATGGCTAATTGCTTGCTCAATAGTCCAGCCAGCTTTTTCTACCTGCTTAACAAACTGATTCCATCCAGTTTCGGTGAGCGTCTTGGCTTTTTTATCTTTGCGTACTGTCATCCAATCATTCCAAACCTGTTTATCAACAGAATCAGGACAAGCAACGCTAGTTGCTTTCTCTTTCTTTTTATTTTTTGAAGATGAAGGTGAAGGTGATGTGCTATCTGCCGAGCATTGCTCAGAGTATGCTTGGACTATGCTTGGAGTATTTTTATTACCCCATCTAGCCTGAGCACCCTTTAAACCACGCTCTTTGTTAGCCTGTTTGTTGTGATTGGCTTTTGCCATTTCGTTTTCAACTCTAGGCTGAAACCATGCTCCATCTTGTATTTCAAAGAATGGTTGAAGCATAGTCCGAGCATTAGCCCAAGCATCTGGTGAAAGTTTCGTTATTTGTGCAAGAACTGAATCATTGTCAGGCGGAGCGCCATTTTTCCAATAATCCATTAGAAGAAGCAAATATGCTCCATGTTGTTCGGTAGTCAGCCGTGAGGTGGCAGACAAATAATCCGCAATGTATAGCGGCATCCATATATCGACTTTTGTGGCCATAAGGCATCCTCGCAAACCCTCCAGAAAAGAAACGCAGGCAGGCGGGAGGTTCGCTTTTCGGTCTGCTCATGACTTCAGACCTAGCCCTGTTTCAAAACATTATACCTCTTTCACAAAGATTCCATCAGCCCCGAGATAACCCTTGCGGTCTTTGATTTCCTCATAAGCGCCTTTGAAGCACTCCACAAGGTCTAAGTCAGCACAGGCGCAGCCCATGACTAAAGTCACCAGAATATCTCCGTAGGCATCAGCCATAGCCGCCCTATCGCCAGATTTAATGGCCTCGATAAGCTCGTTGAGTTCTTCCTGAGTCTTTGTGGCTTGTGCCTCTGGGGTAGAGTTTTGCACGATTCCTCGCTTCTCTCCCCATTGCACAACCTTCATTTCAATGTCAGCGTAGCTCATCAGAAACAGTTAGTTGTGCAAGATTGACCATTGCCAAAGCACGATGTGGTGCAAGTGACAGCCTTACCATTCACCCAATAGGTGTGGGTTGACATTTGAGCCTGTGCGACAAAAGAAGCTAAGGCTAGTGAGATTCCAATCAAAGTTTTCATAAAACACCTCTGTAAATACGC